CGGAAAAACCGGATCTTCCAGCCGCAGACGGAAAAACCGGATCTTCCAGCCGCAGACGGAAAAACCGGATCTTCCAGCCGCAGACGGAAAAACCGGATCTTCCAGCCGCAGACGGAAAAACCGGATCTTCCAGCCGCAGACGGAAAAACCGGATCATGTATGCAAAAACTCAAAAGTTATAAAACAGCGCAAACAATCCGATTTTATCCGTATTATCCATAACGAAATCCGTCTATGGTATGTTAAAGTCGGCAAATATCCGTATAATATCCATTGTCAGCCGGATATATCCGGATAGCAAAGCGACGGCCGCACAAGCGGCAGGAAGGCGGATCACAATGGCAAGCAAGAAGAATCAACAGGCAATCGACGTCAGGATTGCACACGTCCAGGCCTATCATGACAACGGCCGCGGCCGCATGGAACATTCCGAAAGCTATGCGCAGATGGGATATGAAAACGGTTTCAAACTGCGCACGACTGACAGATGGATCACGATACAGGACGACGGCCGCACGCTTGAAACCGGAAAGCCCGTCAAAGGTTACGGTGTTGAGATTGAGACGGAATGCTATGGGATCAACAGTGACAACATTCTTGCAAATGTCTACGATAGTATCATCTTTCCGCTTTTCCCGTCAGGGCTCTTCAAGATGCAGCGCGATGGAAGCTTGGGCGGAGATTCAAGCGCGGAATGCATCACAATGCCGATGACAAAAGAGGCCGTGCGCAATATGTATCCGGCATTCAAAGCAATGTATGACAAGTATTTCCCGCTGTTCGGCATTTCCTGTAGCCGGTCCGGCAACTGCGGCATGCACGTAAACATTTCAAACGCATGTTTCGGAACGACTGAAGAGAATCAAGCGGAGGCAATCCGCAAACTGTATTACATTATCAACCGTCACTTTGAGCTCATGTGCCGACTGTTGAACCGAACCGGCGATACATTCTATTGTGACCGGATGGAGTATCTCAACGCGCAGGGCATGGACCTTAACCATTTCATGTCAAACCATCATTGCAGCTTTAATCTCGGGCACTACAACAGCGGACGCATTGAGATTCGGCTTGTGGGCGGGCAAAGCAACTTTGAAACATTCCGCGCAACGATGGAAATTATCTTCCACCTTGTGGACCGTGTGAAGCGGCTGACATGGAAACAGTGCGACAGCGTGACCGCTATATTTTCCGGGTGCAATCAGTACGTCGCCGAACGGATTGACAGCGTAGGACAGCTCATGCCGCATGAGATGGTAGAGATTGAGCACAACGTGAAGCCGGAAACGGGGATCCTTGACTGAGGGTTCCCGGCCCGGTGCGCTAATGTAGCCGGTCACCTTCTGAATGGCGGCCGCCGGTGACAAGCCCGGAAGAATACAGAGTCAGCGCAAACTTACACCACACGACGGAAAAACAGAAAGGAAGGCGGGCGCTATGACAAACAATCAAATCATTCTGAATGAGTCTGTACGGCTGATGCAGGAAGGCGTTCTGAAAATTGCCGGATACATGGACGGCGAAAACGAAAACGGCGAACCGGTCAGGATTGCACTGCCGGAAGAAATTCACACTTTTAATGGCTGGAAGTCTCTCGGCTTTATCGTCAAAAAGGGCGAACACGCGCGGGCCGCGTTCCCGGTCTGGAAGTACAAGAGCGGACGCCGGGCCGATTCTGATGGAGACGGCGACGGCGATACGGACGGCGAAACAGTCACGGGCGGCCGCTGCTATCTCCGCAAGGCGTTCTGGTTTACAAGGGATCAGGTGCAGAAAATTACAGCGTAAACCGTAAAAAACCGCTGCGCTATCGGCAACACGGGCAAAAAATACAGTGGAGGGTGTAAACCATGACAATGTTCAATCCCAGCTTCAAGCAATTTCCGCACGAGCGTGCCGCCGTCAAGCTTGCGGAAGCGCAGCACGCTCCCGGCGTCGCCGTTCGGATGAACCCGCAAACATTCCGTGTCGAGTATATCCGCCCGGACGGGTCCCGCGTCCCTGGCTACGACTGGTTTCTGAATGAGGTTTTACAAGGCCAACTGTAAAATCCCGCCTGACGAGTGCTGGATGGTTCCCAGCCGAAACGCTCTGAATTTACAGGGCGTCGCGGGAAAACCGCAAATTACAGTGAGAGGTGGAAAAAACAATGGCAACCATCACGAGAGAACAGGCAAACAAGTTGGAGAATCAGGCACCCGGCAACTGGCATTTTGATTGGAAATACTATGTACTGTGGAGTGAAAAGACCATCTATCGCAGCATCGAGACCAAGGACGGCGGCGAGCTCCGCGCTAAACTCTGGTATGTTGAAAACGTCGAACATCACGTAAACGAGTACGGCTGCCGCTGGCGGACGCCTGCCGGGCACTACCATATCGAGATGGATCTGACCTTCTGGCGGCCCAGCAGCACGCCCGGCGTTATGGTCTCCTCTGGTTTCGGACATCAGCGGGACATGGACGGCGGAAAGCACCCGCGAAAGAATTACAAAGACCTGTGTAAAATGGCGGAGTCGATCACCGACGAGGATATTTTGAAAATTTACAGCGAACTTTGCAAAAAACCGAACGGCGACATTTGCGAATTTGTGATCGGAGGTTGAGCACATGTGTGTAATTGCAGTTTCTGAACGCGGCACGCGGCAACCCACCAAGGCCGAGCTGCTTGCCATGTTCAACCACAACCCGCACGGGGCCGGCTATATGCTGGCCCGTGGCGGACGTGTGGAAATACATAAGGGGTTCATGTGGTTTGATGATTTCTGGCGGGCCGTCCGGTCTGAGCGCCTGACCGCCGCCGATCCGGTTGTCTATCATTTCCGCATTTCTACACAGGCCGGTGTAAATCCTGAGATGACCCAGCCGTTTCCACTGACGTCGAGGCTTTCCATTACCAAGGCGCTGGATGTCCGTTGCACCGTTGGCATTGCGCACAACGGCATTATCCCGGTCACTGCCGATCCCGCCGAACACAACTACAGCGACACCGCGCTATTCGTCGCCGGGTATTTGTCCGGCATGATGCGCACAACCAGCGACATTGACGCCGCACTTCTGACCGAGATCGAATCTCTGATCGGTTGGTCTAGACTGGCAATCATGGACGGAACCGGAGAGATTGTCACCATCGGGAAATTTACAGAGCACAATGGAATTTTGCTAAGCAACCTGAACCACATTCACACCAAGTCGTGGAAATTCTGAAAAGGAGATGACATTATGCCGCGCTATACTGACAAAAAAGCCGCCGCAGTCATTCGCAAGATCTTTGCAAACTCTGCAAGAGTTACCCGGTACAACGCTGCCGGGGAACGAATCAATCAGCCGATCAACGGCTGGGATTCACCAATCGGCTACATTCAAACTGACGGTTATCGGGCAATCGCGCTCGCCAAGGTACCCGCTGAGGGCGTCCCGGCGCTTTACGGGATTCACATTGCAGGCCCGGAAGATCAGGCACGGACGGCAAATATGCACAAAACTGTTGAAAAGCTACTGAAAAACGTATACGACCTGACGAATGAGGATTCCGAACTTCTGAAATTTACGGAGGCTGACGTAAAATCAGGCACGTTCAGTCACGGCAAAAGTTCACTCTGCTTCCGTGCCGGAAGGTATGCAGATTCGCCGGTATATAATTCGGCATATCTCCGCGACATGCTGACGGCACTGCCGGATGCCGATTTCTACATCGACCGCAGTAAAAAATCTCTCTCTCCGATCTGGGCATGCTCTGAGTACGGTGTTGGCGTAATCTTACCGATTCGACTGTAAAAACAAGCTGACCTATCCGGCTATACGGGGAGAAAGTGAGCGCAACAATGAAAACCTGGTTAATCGTCTGTTCTGCTGACGCCAATGAAATCACATACGAAACCACCGTGCAGAGCGAAACAGAACCTGGATTCTGGGAAGCATATACCATTGCCGAGGCCCACGGCTGCCCCTGGTTCACCGTTGAAGAGATCAAGGAGGTCTGAACCATGTATAGCTATCACATAACATTCGAGGACGGCAGCAACCCATACTATCATTTTCCAACCACCTACAGCCGCCACTACAATTCCATACGGCGATGGAAAAAAGATTATGTTCTGATTGAAACCACGCGGTCCAAATCCAACAGATGCGGATACATGGCGTTCTACCGTGCAATTCCACGGAAGGGGGTGTAAAACTTGCCAACATACCGCACACCAGCCGGTCAGTACAGCCCTCTGTATTACAACATGGCGCAACAGCCGCACCTTCTGATTGCAGGCGCGACCGGCAGCGGAAAGTCCGTTGTGATCAATGGGATCCTCCACGCGCTGCTGATGAACCATAGCCCTGCAACGTGCCGTTTGATTCTGATTGACCCCAAGCGCGTCGAGCTGGTACAGTACAAGGCCTTGCCGCACGTCCTGACCTATGCAAGCGAACCAGGCGAACCAGCGCGAGCATTACGCTATGCCGTCCAGATAATGGAAGACCGGTTTTCTGAAATGCAGCGCACCGGCGCGAGATCCTACAGCGGCAGTCACGTCTATATTCTGATTGACGAGCTGGCAGACTTGATGCTCACCGACAAAAAAACAGTGCAGCCCCTGATTCAGCGGATATGCCAGCTTGGCCGCGCGGCCCGTGTACACCTGATCGCAGCGACACAGTGCCCGCTTGCCAAAGTGATCCCAACGGAAATCAAGTGCAACATGGATGCGCGAGTAGGGCTCAGGACGCGATCAGCACAAGACAGCAGAAACATCCTCGGCGTGTCCGGCTGTGAGAACCTGCCACGATATGGCCAGGGCTACTACATGACGCCGGAAGGCATGGACCGTTACCAGCTGCCTATGATACCGGAAAACATGATAAACGCTCTGATTGACTATTGGACAAGCAAGGCCTGCGTGGCCTGAAGAAGGAGGATAAAACCATGACCATGAAACACCTGGACCCGAAAGCCGCCCGCCTGCGTGAGATCCTGACTCTGATTGACGAGCTTAACGCCGAGGCCGACGCAATCCGGGACGAATTCAAAGCCGCCATGATTGACAGCGGCGACGAGATCCTGACCGGCACCGGATGGAAAGCCACCTGGAAGACCGTCACCAGCAGCCGCATCGACACCGCCGCGTTGAAAAAGGCGCTGCCTGACATCGCCGCCAAGTACACCAAGACCACCACCGCATGCCGCTTCTGCTTTACCTGACCGACACAAAGAAGGGAGATAACACCATGAAGTACTACATCCTGACCTGGCGCACCCGTCACCACAGCGGCATCTGGAACAGCCTTGCCGCCGATCCAAGCGAGGCGGAAAGCCGCCTCCGCCGATGGATTCACGCCCGCTATCCTGGCCAGCGCGTCACTGTCACCCTTGACAGCGTGCTGCCTGCGTGATAAGATTCTGAATAACAAGCCACCCGAAAATGAAAGGAGCCAACATCATGATCATTCGCGCTTATGACGAAAACCAGAACCCAGTCACCGTATCCTTGATTGGCGACCGTCACATTGTGGTCAACGGCAAGGAAATCACAAGCACCCGCGACCTGTCCTTTGACAAGCAGCGCATGGCCGACCGCGCCTGTGACGACCTCTACGACTGCCCGATCTTCGACGGTGAGCGCGTCATCACGACCTTCACGCCGAACTTCGTCACCGCTTATGCGTGGCAGCTCGCGGAACGCCTTGTTGACGTCAACGGCGACTTCGTAAGCCTGGACAGCGCCGTATCCCTGATGGACGACGACATCCGCGAAGACCTCCATGCTGAGGGCATCACCGATCCGCAGGAATTTGTAAACCGTTACTGTGAACGCCATCGCCAGAAGTACAATGAGAATTTCACCGTTGTTTGACCACCGCCAATCGCCCACACCGCCCGCCACCGTGCGGGCTTTTTTCGTGCGCACAATCCGCCCGTTCTGACGCACCACGCCCGCATTCTGTCAATAACGCCCTTCTGACGCGCTCACTATCCAGATGGACACAAACCAATCTAAACACAGCGAGACGCTCGCAAGCCCCTTCTGACCGCCCTAAAATCAATTCTGATTGCGCTATTCTGTTTTGACGTTATCAACCCGGCTATAAACCGCGTTATCAACCATGTTATAAGCGACACGCTCATAGAGCCACAAAAACGCCCTTCTGAGCGCTTCCTGTTTCTGATGGATATTTCCCACGCCAAACGCCACGAGACGATCCTGGCGCATTCTGGACAGCATAGCGGCGATTCCTGGGCGCATCGTCCGCTTCTGCTGCGTTTTGCAATCAGGGGTGGATGATTCCGCCGCCGGTCCTGTCCAACCGTCACGGTCCGAACCGCCGTCGCTTTGCCATCCAAGGGCGCGAGTGCTGCCGGTCTCGTTCCCGCTGCACAGTCACGCCGCCGCCCAAACCGGGCCAGCCGCCAAACGCACCTTCTGATGGTCAACGCCGCCCAGCACGGACGCTGCCCGGAGGAAGACAAGCCGCCATCACACCACCCGGACGGCCAGAGTTGCGGTACAGACTGCACGCCCAGAAGCCAGTCAATAGGCAAAAGCAACCTGACACGTTATAGACATATATATATATTTATAACGTACATTTTGTTATATATATTGTACGCTATAGCTTATATATACGTCTCGTCGGGTACAGGTTGCTTTCTTATGGCTACCGGGCTTGCTGGTTACTCGTTGCCATCGTCAGCGATTTCAGGCAGAGCGTTAGCGTATCTGTTGCGGGCATCGTCCTGGCTCATGTTGTCGAGCGGATTGTTTGGTGTGACGACAATGTTCTGCGTGTCGGCATATCCAAACCAGTTCTTGGAAATGAAGATCCCGCTTGCCGGATTGACCTTGCCGTTCATCATGTAGTCAGCCCACATTTCTTCAAGCGCACTGACAGCTTTTTGCACAATGTCGGAGTGCGTATCTTTCCTATACTCTCCCCTTTTCCAAGAATTAAGTGTATCTCTTGACACGCCGAGCCAGTTAGCCATGCCGGTAAGCTGAGGTTTGCGGTCGTTATCGGCGCAGTGTTGGAAATACATAATGATACGGTCACGGACCTGTTGCGGGTCGGAGATGTCGATAGGCGGCAAGTCCCAAGCGGCCATAGCGTAGCGGACGAAGCGGGAATTGTCGCCTGGGTCAACGTGGATGTTGTCCAGTTCGGTTGGAAAGGAACCACGGTGGCGTTTGACGACGGTATTTACGACATCGTCCGGAAGCTGTTCCGGTTTTCTCGTTGGCATTCTGAATCACTCCTCTGTATGGGCTATTGTAGTTTCTGAATGTTGGTTGTCTTGTTCTGAATGTTGCCCGGTCAACTCAGTCTTACCGGTCATTTCGATCAGCCCGCTACTGGTGACAACGGTCCTCTTGCCTGAACCCGGAGCATGGCGGAATGCTTTGCGCTGCTCTGGCGGCAGGCGGTCAAGCAGGCCGCGCTCGACAGCGGTGATGGTACGGATGGAGCGGAGGGCGTTGTTGGCCTGCTCGGTGGAGACGTTGTGTTCCTCACAGTAGACGGTCAGGTTATCCTGGGCGGTGCCGGTGAAATAGGGGGCGTAGTATGCTGATAGGATTTCTTGGCGGAACGGGTTGCTTTTGTGGTAGATGCTGTCGCAGACCGTCCAGTTTTCGCGTGAAGCGTTGCCGAGTGTGTCGAGTGTGGCGGTCTGATTGCGGACGTAGAATCGCCACATATGGTCAACATAGCCGTCATAGTAGTTCGTGTTGGTCACGTCCCTTCTGTGTGGTTGGTCTGGTTGGTTTCGTTCTGAATGCCGTCACTGCTCTGATGGTCATCCTCACCGTCCGGATGGGCACCGCTGTTCTGAATGTCATTACCGTTCTGAATGTCACCGTTCTGATGGTCGTTCCTGTCTGGTACAGCACGCTGCTGGGCGATCCAGGTGCCCTCATCGAAGATGGCGGTGCCGATGTGTCCGGCAGAGATGGACGAGTCGCACCAGATCTTCTGCCCCATCTCCCGGACGCGCCAGCAGAAAGACAGGTCCTCGCCGATGTTGAGGTATGGTGTGAAGGGCGGACCGTAGCGATCCCAGACAGCGCGGACAAGAGCCACGTCCGTCATGACGGCACCGAAACCGCAGGCGTCGATCTCGAAGGTTTGGTTGCGCGGGTAGTCTGTGTAGGGCACCGGGCGGATGTGTTCGCCGAGTACCGGGTCGGTTTGGCGCTCCTGACGGCAGTAGATCACCGGTCCGGTCGGCAGGACACGCTTGAAGTAGAGACCGCATGCCATGAACTTGCCGTTGTCGAGGTGCTTGCTCAGTCTTTCCAGCAGGTCAGGCGGGAATGTCATGTCGCTGTCGATCCAGAGGATGCGGTCGAAGCCGTGCTGAATGGCGATGCTGGCGAACTCGTTGCGGGCGTCATGGATCAGGGTGCATTGGCTGATGGACGTGTAGGTGTCCGGCAGACGGCGCATGCCCTCCAGCGAGCGCAGGAACGCTGTCGGAACGGTCTGCATGCAGGGGACTGCGATCAGGGTTTTGATGATATCGCCTCCGTTTCTGGTGGTTTTGATGGTGTGTTGATGGTGTTTTGATGGCGTTTTGTGGTGTTCTGGTGTACGCCGCTACTTACAACGTACACCGAGTGTACACCGTTGAAACCCGCACCACGACTGAGTTTAGATGGCCTGGTGTACGAAATGTACGTTCTGCGAGTAAATTCATCTTACGCGCGCGAGCGCGCTTGCCTTATTCCGGGTAGGGGTGTTGTGATTTTTTTCTCGCGCGTATAGGTTTATATTTTTTCCGCCAAAACGTACATTTCGTGCATCGGCCTCTGAAAGTCAACGCCCATGCGGGTTTGCGGGTGTACACTCCGGTGTACGCTGCTGTTTTGAGCGTACCCGGAGTGAGACCGTCAAGAATTAGAAGGGCATATCGTCATCCTGAACAGGCGTCATCATAACCGGGACTGGTGCCTTATCATCGTCGGTCGGCAAGAGGAGTGCCACGCAGGCGACCTTCGCGCCGCCGACCTTTTTCCGAACGGTCATCCGGTTATTCCCACTGTTTTTACCGTAATACTCCCGGATGATCTTGCCGTTGCGGTCGGCCCATGTCAGGAAACTGGACGGTGAGAAGGCTTCTGCGTGCATCACGCGGTCGAAGAAAGTGCGGTTGAAATAGCAGATGCCGCTCTCGATCACGCCCCAGACCTCGCCGGGGTTTTCCTCGTTGGCGTCGAACCGGCGTGGATTACCGGCGATGTAGCCGCACAGCCAGTTGTAGGCCCGCACGTTGACATCGGCCTGGTCGCGCGTGATCAGGTAGGGCTTGATCTCTTCGACCGTCAGCGCCTTGCCGTCATGGAACAGGGCGGCATCAGCCAGTTTGTCGGCAGCCAGAAGGATGGACGCGGCCAGCACCTGCTTGTCCTGAATCTCGCCGGAGAGCTGGCTGTAGTACCGCTTCTGAATGTCCCGGAGCGCTTGAAGTGTTTCCGGATCCTTGAGCGACTCGATGAACTTGCGGCCCGCGAAACCGTAGTTCTGCTTGAGGGTTTCCGCCACGGTCCGGCTGTCCTCAAAGAGCGGTTCTCCGCCGTAGTTGACTTCGATGGTCCGGACGGCCGCGCCGCCGCCGCTGTTGCTCTGCACGATGGGCATTTCTGCGGACGTGATGATGGTGCTCGACCAATGCCGCTGTAACTGGAGTCCTCCGTCTTTCGCACCGCGACCCTTGCTCACGCCCTCGCAGAGCATGTAGATGATGTCGTCAAAAGACTTGCGGTCTGCCATGATTTGCAGCTCGTCGAGGATGATCGGCACGTTCCCGCAGAATGATGCGTACAATTCCTGACTGACCTTGGTACCGCCGAACGTCTTGATGTACTTGCCGACTTCCGGGTTGCCCCAGACGCTTGCCGCCAGCATCAGGCCGACAGTTTTGCCGCAGCCCTGTGTACCCCAGATGTGGACGAAGAACGGCAGGGCGTTGAGGATGCTGACCAGCGGGGCCGCGAAGGACGCCGCCAGGGCCAGCCGTGCCGGGACGCTCTTCCCGCTCCGGGTGGCCTTGGCAATGCCCATCCAGACGCTCTCGCTGCCGGTCTCGCGGAAGCCGTCGAAGATGCGCTTGAATTCCGGATTGTCGCCGTCGTAGACCACGCCTTCACAGTACGGAGAGAACTGTCCATCAGGGAGCCAGCCGAGGTGGCCGGTGCTGTTCTGTGTCGGGATCTCGTCGTAGTTCATGCTCTCCATGTCGGTCAAGTAGCTGACGAGGTCCTTGGCGTTCTCGCTGTTGACGGCCACGCCCTGTCTGGCAAGGCTGATGATCTTCTGGCTGCTGGCCAGCACGTCCTTGGAGATGATGGGGGTGCTCCACTCCTTCTGCTTGCTCCCGCGCCGGAAGGCGATCTGCATTTTCTCCTCCTTGCTGTCGAGATTGACCACGCGCATGACCGGCATGATCGGATGGGAGCACACCGTGACGGACTCGCCCATACGTCCGGTGTAGGACACGCCAAACTCGTCGCAGTTGTAGTGGCCGGAGCGCAACTGGAGCGGCTGTTCCGGGAACATGGTCTGGTAGTCGCCGAGGATGGTCTGCTTTGGACTGTTCGCCTCGACATAGCTGTTCCACATCCGCATGAAACCGGAGAATTTCAGCGCTTTAGCCTGCGCCTGCGCACGGTTGAGCATCTGCTGGAGCAGAAACTTCTTGTCCTTGTAGGCGTAGAGATAGGCGTAGGGCTTCTCGCTCATGAAGTCTTCCAGCGTCCATTGCGGGACGAGCGGCTTTGCCTGCTGGACTTCTGTCGGCACGTCTTGCTTTCCGCTCACATTTCATCACCCCCTTTCCGCGTCATGCGTCATGCCACCCGTACAGGCAGGATCAGGCTCATCGCGCCCTGTCCGGGACAGCGGAGCACCGCCGGGGACGTGGACGTGTTGAAGCAGATCTCGATCTCGTCGCCCTCCATCGCCTTGATGGCATCGGCCAGATACTTGACATTGAATGCGATGGTCAGGCCCTTTCCGCTGGTCTGGCAGGCCACGGTCTCCTCGGTGTCGGCGACCTCGGAACGCGCCGTGATGCTGACGGCCTCATCCGACACGGTCAGCTGCACCAGGTTGTTGTGTGCGTTGCGTGCCATCAGTTCGGCGCGGTCGATGGCGCGGAGCAGAGCGTCCCGGTCCGCCATCGTCCGGGTGGCGAAGTCCGCCGGGATCAGTTTTGCGTAGTCGATGTAGTCACCGGCGAGCAGCGTAGTCGAGAACACCACACCGCCGCAGTCTGCCGTCATCCTGCCGCCGCCGACGGTCACCTTCACGTCCTCGTCTGTGTCCGGGAGGATGCGCTCCAGCTCCTTGGCGCTGGCTCCGGGCACCACGGCGCGGCACTCGCTGAAGAAACCGTCCGTCACGGCCTCCGCCATCCGGAAGCCGTCGAGCGCGACCATCTTGATACCCTCGCCGGATGCGTCCATCAGGATGCCGGTCAGGATCTGCCTCGCCTCATCCTGCGCCACGCAGTAGATCACTTGCGAGATACTGCGCTTGAGGGTTCCGCTCTTCACGGTCGCTTCGGTGCCGCCCTTGGCGGTGATGGCTGGCGGATACTCATCGCCGCTGTGTGCGGCCAGATTGGTGCGGGACGAACCGCTCCGGATGCGGAGCGTGCCGCCGGATGTCTCCATGTTGGTATCCGCCGCCGGAAGTTTCCGGGCCAGCGCCGCCAGCATGCCGCCGTCTACCGACACGCTGCCGTTCTCCGAGACCATTGCCGGGATGCTCATCCGGATGCTCATTGCTCCGCCAGATCCGGTCAGCGTCAGCCCGTTGTCTTCCGCTTCAAGCAGGACGCAAGTCTGGATCGGGTTGATGGCTTTCGTGCTGATGGCCCGCGTGACAACAGCCAGCGCCGCCGCGATGTCATTGGTCTGAACCTTGCATTTCATTGTGTTGGTCTCCTCTGTTTCTGAATGTTTCTGAATGTTTCTGAATGGACTCTGAATGGACTTTGCGCGTTTCTGAATGCGTTTCGGTGTGCTTTGCATCTGTTCCGCTTCGCCGCCTTGCGCTTCTGAATGCACCCGTGTTATCTGTTGCCAAAGTGTCGATGCTGTCTGCCGTAACAACGGGCGCATCACACCGGATGCCCTTCCTGATCTCCCACTTCAACGTGTCGAGACATTGCTTGCACAGGTAGGACGCATGATAGCGCCCATCCACAACATACACAGCAAACCGAACAACTGTTTTGTGTTTCTCGCACCATGCGCACGTCCCGATCTTAGTCAGTGGCATTCCTTTAACCTCCGTCTGCGCTCTTTTTCGCGCCGTCTCTTTGCGTACCGAATCGTCCGGTTATGCCCATTCACAGCGGCGTTAAAAGCCTTAATCAGTCGCTTCGTCTGTGCCCGCGATAACGGGACGTCCGCGCTGAATCCGTGTAACCCTAAGTCCGGCGGTTCCCATCCCGGTTCCGGCGGCAGTTCTGCCGTCCCGATGGTCACGGGTCTTCCGCCTGGGAAAAGCAGTTCATACGGCACAAACCCGCCGTCATTCAGCTTCGGCGGCATCGTCCATCACCTCCACATGCGGTTCCCATACCGGCGGAGCGCCATAGCAGTGCTCGTTTTTGCTTTTTTTGTTGATATACCATGCACCAACCATTGGGCCTTCGTAATACATGGCGTCGATTTCAATTTGTCCGTCAGACATATCTCTCCCGTGCAGCCATTGCAGATAGTGGCAAAATTCGTGCGCTACCGTCGTCAGCGTGTGAAACAATCCGGTTTTCCCAGCGGCAACGTGAATACACTCCGGCATCCCATCTCCATAGCAGAACAGCCCATACGATGTATCGCCTTCGTCCGTTACGAGAAAATCGTGATGGTAATGCACATAAACCGGGATTCGATGGACACGATACAGACCAAATAGGTGGTTAATAAACTGTTTTGTAACACGGGACTTTTTACTCACGGCACGGCCTCCCGTTGAATAGCCTAAGTTGCCCCATCAGATAGGCCGGCTCATGAATTTCTTCCGGATTCAGCACCCAAATCGGTGTCGTGTCTCCTTCCCAAATCATGCAGATCGGGTCGCGATTCTTAGTTTTCTTCCACGTTTCCCACTCTGTTTTTGTTAGCTCTCGCGGAACCTGTTTGCGCAATAATTCAATCGTTTCTTGTAGCATGTCAGTCGCTATTACGCAGGCTGCTCCATCCGCTGTTTTGAACCGTAACCTGTATTCGAGTCGCTGAATCAGGTCGCTTATATCACTCATTTTTCAAAACCTCCATCCTCGCCATCTTCTCCCCGGCTGTGCACACCACCGGATAACTGTCCACGCCCACGGTCTCCGGGTGCTCCGCGTCATGGATCGCCTTGCGGATCACCTGATGAAGATCGTAGAGCCTATGCCATTCATCGTCTTTGTGATAGTATGTCGAGAACACCTGCTCCAGCTTGTCGAGATACGGTTTCGCCGCGTCCCGGTGCTCGCAGTAGCCCTCTGATCCGAGCACCATCAGGTTCTGCGGCAGGACGTCAAACTGCCCGATTTTCAGCCGCAGGAGCAGCTCCACCGCCTTGTCAATCGCCCGTGCCTGCTCGCTGGATACGGTCATTGCGTACATCGGCATCCTTTATCACCCCCGGTTCATTCTCCCTGATCAGCTCCGCGATCTGCTGTGTTTCCTTCTCATATGCCACGCCGCTGTCGAAGGCTGTGTCGTACATACTGTCAAGGTCCCGCTCGATCTTGCACAGCATTATAAACATTCCAATGATCACGCCCACGTAGACGCCAGTCACGGCCCAGATAATGCAGTCGATTGTCATGGCGTTTCCTCCTTCGGGGGCTCGTTTGCAGCGTCTTTACCAAAAATCTCTTCTTCAACGAGGAAAGTATCTTTTTCATCCATATCAAGGATTCTTGCAATAACATTTGCATTTTCCTCGTGTTTGCAATGGACAATCGTTTCCTCGTGTTCGGCATCAAACAATTTTATATCTCCAAGATAAAATCCGTAGTTCTGGCGCTCCATAATTCCGCGGACATAATCACATGCCGTTACTCGATCAAAGCAAGACGCTTCGTCTGCCGTTTCACAAAAATCATACGCGCTCATTTCTCCTACAAATCTGCTATACACTGCCGTTGTGTCACCTGTTACAGTTCCATTTAATGTTTCGTGTATGTTTTCCCCAACCAGATATTTTTCTCCGACCTTGATGTTATATTTCATTTTTCTTCCTCCTTCGGCGGGTCGGGCCTTATAATCTGCATTTCGCGAATATGGTCTACGACCTCATCCGGGTCAATCATCCCGTTTTCAAGCGGTACTATGCGAAGCCAGTCAATAAGCCTGTCTCCATCAATCAGTCTAGGCATCCCACTTCACCATCCTCCCGCAATTCGGGCAGTAATTGTACTATTCATGGAACAGCACATTGTCACCGAGCATTTCCTGATGTTCCAAACTGTGACCGCAGTTCCCGCACTTCTATTCATCTACATCTAGATGCGGCTTAACGGCTTCCTGCTCTTTCAGCAGTTCAATGGCACGTTCACAAACATCTTCATCTACAACTCCATTAAAATCATGTTCAATAAACTTTTTGCTTTGAATCATGCTTTGAAGTCCATTGATAGTTTCTTCAATCGTCATCTTTTTATTCATTCCATACCACTTTCCTTCCACAATGGCGGCAATAGTCGTCTCCGCCATCTATCTTTCCATAGCAATTTCCGCATACAACCCATTGTCTAAATCCGTGCCTACTCATACGCAGTTCTGGCTTCACAGGCTCCTGCTTCTGAAGAAGTGTGAGAACCATATCTACAGCCTCACGAAGTTCTGAATAGTTTGATGTGGGATAATTTGCTTTCAGAATCTCAATTGCTTCTTGGTTAGTCAATCCCACTTCACCGCCTTTCCGCACTGTGGGCAATACTGCCAACCATGACCCAGTTCATATCTATCCAGTTCATGTCTGCAATTCCCGCACAAGGGGACATCTACAATTTCGGAGCGGAAATCTGACTCCCTCTGACCTATAATCGGTTCGATTTTTTCTTGTTTTGTCAACTCGCCGTATATTAGTTTAATTAGATGCTTCGGAACTAACACCAAAGGCTCAGTGTTTTTCAAAAAACTGCTTAGCCATAATACTACCTTGTCGTGCTCATTCATTCCCACTTCACCTTCCTTCCGCAATGCCAGCAGTATGGTGGACGAACGGCTCCCAAGCTAACTTGACAATTGCCGCAACGCCATCTCCCAACATTTCCATCGAGTGAATCAAACTCGGGCTTCACAGGCTCCTGCTCCCGGAGCGCATCGTCGATCTGCATTGCTAAACCTGCAGGGATTTTCACATCCCCAAGGTTATTGCGAAAGGATGTGTCGATTGCGGGTTTCAGTGCATGCCGCAATGCTCTAATATCAGTCATCCCGACCGCCTCCGTTCATCTTTTCCTCGTCTTTCACTGCCTGCTTGTCCTTCCGCCTGAACCGCCGCGTCTGCTCCTGTTTCCATTCGCGCCATGATTTCGGCTTATGCTTGAAGTCCGTGCCGCGCCAATCGGCAATCCGCTTGTAGAGCGTCCTCATTGCCCACTCTCCATCCGCGTCCCGCATCCTGGGCAATACGCTGTTTTTTCCGTAACGATTTTCCCGCAGTTAATGCACTCCCAAGAAGCAACGTACTGTAGCCCTGCTTCGTCAGGTCCTCGCTCACCCGTAGAACACCCCCACGTCCTTGATGTTTGTGATCTCTTTCGCCCGCTGGATCACCAGCCCGCCGCGCACCGTGCCGATGGCCACGCCGTTGCCGGTTGCGGTCACATTGGCCTCGATCTCCGGCATATCGTCCACCTCGTCCATTGCCTCGCGCCACTCGCACAGATTGAGGCAATGCTCGCGATTGCCGCTGTGCTGGCACGAATCGCAACGCTCTCGCATTCTGGCAAGCAGCTCATCAGCGTCTATCGGCCTCATCCCCGCTCACCTCCTCCGGCTCTTCCTCCATCATACCCATTATGTACTCCAACCATTTGCAAAACGTCTGTGCTTTGTCCGCACTTCTGAAGCTCGCAACTTTCCACACCGTGTTTGGAACGTTTGTGCCGATATACAGGCCGGGGTTTTTCCCGAATCCATCAATCGTCTCAATGGCAACAACCACGTTGCCACGCTCATACCTCATCACGCTCAACCTCCATCCGCGCCCCGCAGTCTGGGCAAAAATCCGTTTTGTCAATCTGCGTGTTTCGGCATGCGCTACATTCGTAAAATCCCGGCTCTGGTTCCGTCCAATGCCCTGTCCGCTCCGTTTCGCCGTCATCCTCCGCCTCTGCCTTGCTCATCCAGTAGACCATATGCGCCGTCTCAGGTGACGAGACGATCCAAAGCGCCAAACCACGCGCACCCTCGTCCGTCAGGTTTTTGAAATTCACGGTCAAATCGTACAGCGGCTCAGTCATTTCGTCTGTTCCTCCTTCGTTGAACTGGTGACAATTCGCAACCGGTTCAGCGCCCCCGCCATGCGCTGTACAATGGGATGGCCAGTCCCGCCCTGCGGATCACGCGGTGTCCGGTCATTTGCCGGGCCTCTGAATCCGCCGCACCTTTCATTTGGTGCCCTAATGGCCTTCAAAACATGGTTGTCTGCCCCTCGCACTCCGTCCGGGTCAGGACAGCGCGTGGCGTGTGCTTCAGCTGCTCGATCACGGGCCTTTCGCCGCTCTCGCGGTTGTAGCACCCGCACGCGGGCCAGCTCAAACGCCAGTCGGTGCTTTCGCCGCTGGTCACGCCGTATTGCGTGCATTTCCAGTAGTGGTGGTCGGTCGGAATGTAACGGATGCAGTTATCGCAAGTGCGGCAGTTAGCTCCTTCCGGGCCGGGACCAAACTTGCTGTACATCGCCTCAATCTTCCTGCCGTTCAGCTTCCCCATCTGCCGCACCGCCTTTCAGCAGCGTGTCGAGCATCTGCCGGCAGCGCTTTCCGTTGAGCAGGAAGGCCGGATGCACTTCCAGATGGGTCTTGAAGTTGTGGTTGAGGTAGGTCTTGTGGCTCTCAGCCTCTTCCAGGCTCTCGAACAGCATCGCGTACTTGCTGACATCGGTGAATGCCGGGTCGCCCTGATGCTCGGTGATGGCCTCCTCGATTTCCTCCTCGGTCTTGCCCTCTTCCTTCAGCCGCGACGCCATCAGGCCGGGGCAGTACTTGCGGAAGTAGATCAGCGTCGGTTTGCCGTTCTCGTCCTCGCTCTTTTCGCTGAGGTAGTATTTCCCGGCGTAGTACATGTTGCGGATGCGCTCGTGCATCGCGCGGATTTCGTCCGGGGTCTCGCAGGTGACCATCAGCTGCTTGCGGACGCAGGAGCCGACGAAGAACAGCGCATTGATGACGGCACTCTCCGCCTCGGTAAGGTGCCACTTCTTCGTGCCGTCCTCGTTCAGTTCGTACTCCGCGTTGTCGTAGATTTCCTTCCGCATGTCGTGAAGCAGCCGCTCCACGTCCACGACCTTCGCGTAGTGGAACTCGTCGATCTGGGTCAGTTTCAGCATTCTCGGCTCGATGTACGGGATTTCTTTCATGATGTTCTCCTCCTGTTTTTGTTCGCTATCGCAAACTTTTCTTCGCGATCTCAAAGATAAGATGCGCGGCGCACGGTCGGGCTTTGCGGCGGGCCAGAGGTAGCAAAACGGGAACAGGCCGACAATCAAAGCCTTGTTGAGTCCTTCAAACGACCCTCTGGTGCCGAGCCCGGCGGCGATGTCGAAAGTCACATATCCCCCATGCGGGCGTGGCCGCGCCGGAATAGTCTGTCATTCTCCCAGGATGCTCGCTCTCTGTCGGCGCTTAATCCGGGCCGTGTCATTCTGTAATCATCCAGGCTTCCGGAAGAGACTCGCACCAATCCCGGAATCTGTGCCACTCATCCAGTTTGTGCCCTTCACGCTGGCGGTAAATGTTCCGAAGCGCGGCGTAGCTGAACATGTAGGTTCGACGCTGGTTGAAACTTGTCGGGAGCAGTTGGATCAGCTGCCACCAGAACAGTTTCTTGTCCTCTGCGCTGTCCGCGTTGAGATAGGACGTCCGGTAGTCGTTCAGCGTGTCGATGGTCATTTGCAGGCTGTTGGTTGACCGGACCGTCAGGTGCTCATGGCTGAACATCGTGATGTCGAACGGCTTCTTGGTGATGGTGTGCATGGTTGAGCAGCTCACCTTCTCAACCCCGGCCCTGTAAGTGTCAGCCTCTTTGTACCAGTACAGCGGCGCGGTGATGTCGGCGTAGACTGTCACCATCCGCAGATGCTTGCAGTGTTCCGGACCGGCCTTCTGGAGGCGGATGGACAGATCCTTGTCGGCATCGCCGATCTGGATGGCGTTGTCCGTATTGGCGTTTACTGTGTCGCTCTTGGACCAACTGTCCAGCGGGTTTCGCATTCCGACCAAGGCCGGACCGAAGCCACTCACTTTCAGCGTTTCAATCTCGATCATACGTCCCCCTCCGCCCGGTGCAGACTGCGCTCCTCAGAGAATCCGTCAGGAAACCGTGCCTTCAGCTTGTCGATGTTCATCTGTCCGACCTCGTTCAGTTCCCACCCGTGCGCGGTGCAGTATTCAGCGATAAACCAGAGAGCGTCACCGACTTCCTTCTTCGCGTGTTCCTCGTCCATCGGATGGCCCTGGTATACCTTCTGGTGCAGGCCGTGCAGTTCGCCGACCTCCGATACCATCCCGTGCAGGGCGTGGTTCATCATGGCGTCAGACCCCATCTCCGTCCGGATGGTCCGTGCCGCCAAGTGCTGGTACTCGTTCAGTGTCACGATTTCTTGTCCCCCTTCAGTTCCCCGTTCATCCGCTCCAGCATGTCCTTCATGATCTTGCTCGACACGCGCTTGGCCTCCCGGTCTTTGCGGACCTGCTCCGCGTCACGGCTGAGTCGCTTGTCGCCCTTCTCAGGCTTGCCGTACCGGCAACTGATGCACTCGCCGTCAAACACGGCGATCTCTTTCGCTTTGCACTTCCTGCCGTTGTTGTACCAGCAGTCGGTGTCATTGCACCAAACCTTTGCCATCATATCCCTCCCTGAAGATAACTATCATGCTTGGAAACGGTGCATTATTCTTAGCATCGCCGAACCGGAGCCGCCCTTGAAGGAACCGTACTTCGGCCTTGCCGTATATCCACTTGTGAAACGCCATGGTATCTGTCCTGGCTGGGATAAGCATTACCGCTGTACCCCCCCGGCTGCGTGTTTTGCGCACTTTTCCACCCACAACGGAAGCTGCTTTCCGTATGGAGGATTGCACCAGACAACCTCACCCGACCAGTCTTTTGTGAGGCCATCATCTTTTCGGGTGTAGTGCTTTTCACACTTAGCATTTTCGTCTGTGCTGCACGGGTCAAGTGTGAAGTGAAACTCAGCGTTCAACTGGTCGAACAGCCATTGAGGCGTCTCCCATTCGTCCGTGTTGGATGTCATCATGCCTTGGTTAAGCATTATTCGTTCTCCTTGCTGTTCGCCATTTCAACGTCCGCGTTCAACAGTTCGACATCGACGGATCTGGCAGTGACCCACATCCATACGACCGGCAAACTATCAACCGACATCGTGATCTTCACATCCGTCACGCCATTGACAGGTTTGCCGTCAAGTTCTACGGCGTAGTGGCCATCATCAATTGGTGTGATTTTTACGTTATGGAGCATCGTCATCCTCCGATTCGACTTCGCAGAAAATCTCAAGTCCGCCGTTGTCTCTGTCATTGGCATGCCATTTTGCTCTTATCAAACAGACTCCCCAGCTTCATCTCGTGCATCCGTAACCTCCGTATTTTCCGAAACCTGCTGTAAAATCTCGAAGATGTCAATCTGGTTTTTGTGTGCCGCATCTTCCACGTTGCGGACGGCCTGTTGGAAATAGCTTTCCTTCAACTCAATCCCGATTGCCTTGCGGCCCAGCTTGACAGCCATGTAGGCCTCGCTGCCGATCCCCATAAACGGGGTCAGAACAATCTCGCCGGGGTTGCTCCACAGCTCGATTGCCCGCTGAATGACCGTGAGTTGCAAGGGACAGATGTGCTTTTCGTCCTCCTCGCTCCGCGCTCCCTTCGCGTTCAGCACGTCAGTCCTGGGGATGTCGAACCACACCGGAGACGCATATCGCTGCCACTGTTCAAGCGGAAACACCTGCAGCTCATCCCCGCCGTTACGCTTGCATTCAGCCTCGTTCGCGTAGTGCCGGATGGGGATTTCCTGTTCCTCCATGTCCTCATCCCACTTGCGGAAAATCAGCAGATACTCAGGCATTCCGATTCCGCTGTGCGAAGCGTCGCTGCGAAGCTGTTTGTACAGGAGACGCTGGGTTTTTGTCTTCTGCATTTCGAGAACCGGGTCCGTCCAGATGACGACCTCGCTGTGATAGGTGAACCCGTGCTTCTCATAGTGGCGGATCAGTTCGCCACGGAAGTCCGTCCATCCGGCCACGCCGTCTCGCCCCTTGTAGCGCACGGTCTGCTTGCAGTGAACGGCCATCAGCCGCCCGACGCGGAGGATCCGGTACAGGTTTTCGGTCAAATAGCTATACTGTTCAAAGAAAGCGTCCATGTCCTTGCAGTTGCCCATGTCCCGGATGTCGTCACTGTAGATGTACAGGTTGACAAACGGCGGAGAGAACACCATAAAGTCAACACTGTTATCTGGAAGTCCTGCTGTCACCTCTACACAGTCTCCGTTGTAGAGACAGTAATCCCGCCCGGTCACGCACGGAATCTTGGAAATCGTTTCGCTCATGGCACTTCACTCCTCAGCCATTCAGGAACGTCAACTGTCCTGTTTTCCTGCTTGTATTTTTTGAAGTATTTTCGTTCACCAACCTCATTCCGGCGAATCATCGCGCTCACAATGCCTTGGTGCATGACATCCTGGAGACGCTGCTTTTCCCGAATCGTGTTCAGGATGTTTTGTTCTGTGCTCCCGATAACAAGATAGCAGTTGACGGGATTCTGCTGGCCGAATCTGTACAGCCTGCGGACGGCCTGGTAATAGCCTTCATAGCTGTAATCCATGCCGCAGAAGATGGCGTTGCAGCAGTTTTGCCAGTTGATACCGAAACCAAAGATGGAGCTTTTTGAAATCAGCACCCGAATCTTTCCGCTTGCGAAGTCCTCAACGGCCTTTTCCTTTACTTCAACGCTGTCGCTCCCGCGAATCTCCGTTGCATCCGGCATAATGCGTTTCAATTCGTCTGCTTCATCGTTGGTGAAGCACCAGATCAGCACCTGCCCGTCAATACCGTCGGCGATTTCCTTGCATTTGGCGCAACGCTGCTTCAGCGTGACGCGCTTTTCCTTGTGAAACCCGGTGGCGCTTGTCTGAATATTCCGGACAAGTCCGTCAGTAAATGTCTCGTCCAGTTCGTCGATTGGCAGCACAACGTCGTGCTCGTTCAGCGGCGGGAGGTCGTAGCCGTCATCCGAATATCGGCTGCTCAGATCGCTCGGCTTCTGAAAGCATACGCACCATGTGGCGCACCAGTCCCAGAACGATTCAATGCCATGACGTTTAAGCCTGTAGGTTCCCATTGCGCTCTGATCCGCGATGAACCAGATTGCAAGCGCTTCGTTGCTTTTCATGACGCCGAGATACTCCGCCTGGTTCAGAATCTCCATTTGGTCGTTCGGACTCGGTGTGGCTGTGCAGACGAGTTTGTATTGCGTGTTTTCCCACATCCGAATCAGCGCACGCTTTGTCTTTCCCATGTAGGCTTTCAGGATGCCGCTTTCGTCCAGCACAACCCCGCAGAAGGCATCGGCGTCAAAGTGATTCATCATCTCGTAGTTGGTGATGTTCACGCCATCCCTGACGTCGGCCTGTGTCCGACATACCGTAACAGGCACACCGAACTTGTCACCTTCCCGTTTCGTCTGCTGTGCCACGGCCAAAGGCGCAAGAATCAGAACAGGACGATGTTCATGCTCGGTGATTTGCTGTGCCCACCAAAGCTGAATAGCTGTCTTGCCGAGGCCGCAGTCGGAGAAAATCCCGGCGCGGCCTTTTCTTATGGCCCACAGTGCGACGTCGTTTTGCCAGTCAAACAGCTTTGGGTTTCTGTTTTGGCACTCAAATCCTGTGCTTTCCGTTGTGATCTTCTTTTGCTTCAGATACTCTTCATACGTCATTTTTACACCTGATCTCGTAAATGTCCAGCCATTCTCTCCAAATACCCAAACACCATCATCACCATCTCCCGCGCCAGCGCGTTCTCCCGGTTCTCGATGTACGCCGCCGCGCAGATCGGGTAAGCGGTGTTCATGAACCATTCCGGGTCGTTCTTCGGCGGCCAGAGTGCATTCAAGCAGTCGAACGCCACCCGGAAGGCCTTCTTGTGTTGGTCCGCATACGCCTGATGCGTAGCGATGACTTCCGCGTCTGTCATGTCCTTGTCTCCTGCTCTCTCATGAGCAGCACGGCCAGATCCGTATTGATCTCGGCCAGTTCCTCTCTCGCCATCAGGGCGGCGGTGAAGCGGTCGGAGAAACCGTCGCTGTACCGCCTCGGCCTTTCGGCTTCGATGGCTTCGTCCACGATCCTTGCGAGTGCGTCCGCGTCGTGCTGAAGATCGAGGATGTGGTTTCGCATGGCGGTCTTTGCCTCCCGCGCTCTCCTGCGCCTGTCTGCGGCGCTCTTCGCGGCCTTCATGGCGGTTTCACCGTCTGCCGGACCGTTGTCCAGTCCAAGGTGAAACGCCTCGTTCAGCCACGCTACAGCGTCCTTCAGCGGCACGTTCAGCGCTTGCATCGTCATGTCGATCACGTCCCCGCCCTGATGGCAGGCGAAGCAGTAGCACCCACGGTCGCCGGGGTAGAGCTTCATGCTTGGGTGGCGGTCGTTGTGCCACAGGCATGGGCATCGGTCGTTCCGGTCAACCTTCAGGCCGAGCGCGACTGCCACGTCCTTTGCCGTCAGGGTCTGCTTGATCAGCGGCACAGCGTCGCGTGTCATTTCTTCGCGATCATCTGAAGCATGAAGTCGTGCGTCAGGACGAAGGCCTCATGCGCGTCGAACCCGGCGTCCTCGAATGCTTCGTACATCGCCCGCACATCGCTTGCGAAGCGGCGGTTCACTTCACTCATCATCTCCCGCCGCTTTGCCTCCTCGTCCTGCACCGGTTCGGGCTTTTCCTTCTTGCCACCAACGGTCGCGGACTCCACAAGTCGGTTCAGCGCGTCCATCGCTTCACCGAAACCCATCCGTCTGAGGATGTCACCGTTAAAGTCGATGTTCTCCATCGTTGTTTTACCTCCGTCAGTATCTTGAATCTGCATTTCATCCCTGTGCCGGGTCGGATGCGTCCTCCGTCAGTATTTCGATGATCCTGCGCCCGGTGCTCCGCTTGTCACAGAAGAGTACCGGGACGCTGTAGCCCACCTCAAGCCGGTAGATCGCGTCCTGCAACTGCCGCCCGGTGACCTTGCCATACTTGTTCTTCCATCCGGCGATGTCCGCGAACGTCTTGATTCCGGCCTGCTCGCACAGGATCACCAGCCGGATGCCATGGTCATGTGCCCTGCGGACCTCGTTGTAGAACCGCCGCCGGTCCGGCGAACACAGGTTCATGCAAAGCTCTGACAGTGATTTTTTCCTCTCAACCCTTAAGTCTGGTCTCTCATCCAGCATGTAGTCACCTGTGTCTACTTTTGCAACCCTGTATTCAATGCCGTGCCTGTCGAAGTATTTGAGAACGTGATCGTTCGCTTTTTCGCGGGTGTCAGAAACGATCATTTGTGCGACACCTCTTGTAATAGCGAGCCAATCACATCGTCCGGGTCCATTCCAATGTCGAGAAGGTGCTGAATGTACGAGTATTTTGCGTTTGCCCTTCTTGCCCAATTGGCCAGTGTGTCCGTTTCTCCGTTGACAGTAACGATTCTGTTTGTTGATCTGTTGTTTGCTTGCTCTGTCACAGTTGCCCATCTGCAATTGTTTGGGCTATAGTCTCCGTCATTGTCTATCCTGTCAAGCGTGAGACCCGTCTTGTAGCCATGGCTCAGAGCCCAGTCTCTGAAGGCCACAAACGAATGTCTCCACTCGTCGCACACTTTAATTCCCCTACCGCCGTATCTGTGGAACAAGGTGTACTTCTTGTTGTAGCAACGTGTGAGCATGTTTTGATACTTCCAGTACAGTTCGGCTGGTTTACACCCGTGCGTTGTATTGGCCTTCCTGATCAACTCAATCTTGCATTCTGTGCAACGCTGCGTTTCTCCAGTAATGAGCCTATGCGATGTTGCGAAGTGCTCATTTCCGCAATCGCATATACACTTCCATTTAATTTCACCGTGTGCATTAGACTCACACTTCTCAACAACGGTCAAGTTTCCGAACCTCTGCCCAAGCAATTCGTATTTCTTGCTCATCAGAATGGTAAGCTGTCGTTATCGACCTGCGTGAACTGGGCAGGCCGTTCGGGCGGCTGTGCATTTTGCCCGGTCTGCCCGTCCCCGCGCTTGCCCATCGCGAACTCAAAGTCCCGGACTACAAACTCCACAGTCTGGCGGTCGTTGCCGTCCTTGTCCTTCCACTTCCGCACCTGTGCGTTTGCGTCCGTGATCGTGATGGCATCGCCCTTGTGGAAGTACTTCTCGATCACACCGGCGCGTCCAGGGCCATCCTTGCCGCCCCATACCGTGAAGTCGAAGAAGTCCGTGATCTTGTTGTCTTTGCCCGTGCCGGGGCGGTCAACCGCCAGGGAGAAGCTCGCCACGGAGATCCCGCTCTGGGTCTGCCGCACCACCGGATCCTTGGTCAACCGCCCGGTAAAACTGCATTTGTTCATGTTGTCCTCCTTATTCCGCTCTCAGCGC